ATTCCCATTGCTGTCAGTGCGTCGATTACAAGGTGGATACAGTCGCTGTCGCCGTAGCTGTAACGGCGTCCCAGCAGATACTCACACACGGATCTGTGCAGTAAATGGGATGCTGCCAACTTGCCAGCGATGCAGCCGGCGCCCTGGAATGTTGGTTTGTACAGCGTCTAGTACAGAATTCAGGCTGACTTGGATTGTGGTTTCATCCCAGCCGCCGCTAGAGCAACTACCCCAATAGGTGTAAAGGGTGCGCTGGACAGCTCCCGTAGAAGGCTCCCAAAGCACTGTAGTGACATTGGCGACCCATAAATTATCAAGCGCTTGTCTAATCCAGTTGCGCGTCATGTCCGTATTCGCAAACTGCAAGGTGGCGTCCAAATTGTCGCCCTGCAGTGTCGCCACTGCACCACCAAAGCCAAACGGCAGAAACAAGTAGCCGTTTACGTTTTGATTAATTGCGTAGTTCTGGAACCGATATTGAGCGGACTGCCCTGTGGGTCCAATATCCAACAAATGACCGTAGGCGTATTCCATCAGATGCCAACCCCGCGACGTGTGGCGGCACTGTTCTTGAGGCTGCGCATGGCGCGGCGTTCACCTTGGATGGCGCCTTGCTGAGCAGCCTGTGCCATACCGCGCTGGAACTGATCAGCGGTGACGTAATCCACGTTGTTAATGCGCTCCACGCTGTAGCGCACATCGATTGGTTCCATTGTGGCAACACCGCCACTCGCTGCAGCAGGTTCGCCACCGTTGCCGGGGATAACGCTGGAGCCACGAGCACCAGCCGAGTAACGCGACATGGCACCACGCATCTTGCTAGCGGGGATGATGTACTCGGGTTCGCCACCTTCGCCGATTACTGCGGAGGTCGGTCCGGTGACAAATCCACCCGTTGCAAACAGTTTTGGCATTGAAAAGCCTTCTGCGAATCCGCCGCCACTGGGCAACTGATACGGACCCGCACCGCTAAACATGTCACCGCCGCCACCGCCGAGTGCTTTGAGTATGGTTTGGAACACAATCATCGCTATCTGTTTTGCGATGATTTCTGTCGCCATACTGATAAATGCACTGCCAATACTCTTGAACGCATCAGCCAATGCATCTTGCGTTGACTTAGCGCCCGTTGCGATATCTTGGAATGCAGTGCCAAAAGCATCACCAATGGCATTGGCGCCAGTGACTGCCATATTGATTGGGTTGGTTAATGCGTCTAACTCTTCGCGGTATTTAGCCATTTGCTGCTCAGCAGCGCCCGGCATTAAATTGATGTCTGTTCTAAATGCACCGGCGCCGCCGCCCAGTGGATCTTCTAACTTGAGCCCAGCGCGTTTGTAGTATTCTTCCAGTTGCTTTTTAAGCTCCTCAGTCTGCAACTCTAGTGTTTCTAATCGTTTGATTTCATTATTTAGATCAGTCAGGTTAGTTCGTTGCTCCGCGTTCTTTAGTTCACCAATCTGCTTAGCGCGGTCTTCGTATTCAAACTGAATTTGCAGACGCTTCTGCTCAATTTCATTTGCTTCGCCAAGCAGTAATACTTGGCGCGAGAATTCAGTGCCAAGCCTGTCGCCTAGTTCTAATGAGCGCTGGATTTCTTGAGCCAGCTTTTCTGCTTCACGTGCTGCTTTTTCTGCTGCTTTTTCGGCATCTGTTTTACCTTTACGGCCTGCTCCTGCGGTGCCTGCGCCAAGCGGAGGCAATGCGCGTTGCCCTTGCGGTGCGGTGACTTGCGGCTTGACTTGCCCTGTGCGGATGCCATAGGCTTCGATCAAGTCGCGCTCGCGTTGGGCGGCAATTTCTTGAATTTGACGCCCGCGCTCAAAGTTATTTGCTATGCGCCTACCGGTTTGCGCATTTCTGCCAACAATATCTACTGCTTCGTCTAACGCCTGATCAAGTATTTGCTTTCGGGCGCGTTGATCCAGCCCAAACGACCGCGCCCTAGCGCCAGTTGCTAACAGTTGATTGATTGTATTGATCGCAAATATCGCTTCGTTCAGTACCGCCTTAATTGCTGGCGTTAGTGCGGCACCAATCGTTCTTGCTATTTCCTCAATGCCATCCTGCAGTGTGCTAAACCGTCCGTTCAGCGTGTCGCTCTGCGCGATAGCGCCGTTAGCGTATTTACCGCCAGCCTCTGTAAGGCTTTGAATCGCAAACTCAACCGCTTCAGCGCTGATCTTGCCTTTGCTGAGTGCATCTTGGAACTCCTCGCCGCTTAGGTTGTACTGTTTACGCAGTTCTTGCTGCAGCGCAACACCACGCTCTTGAAACTGCAGCAGCTCTTCGCCCTGCAGCCTGCCTTTGGCCTGTACTTGACCGTAGGCAGTAACTAAACCTTGCAGTTCAGCACCAGTAGCGCCGCTAACGTCTGCCAGCCTGCGTGTTGTCTCTACAACTTTGTCGGCTTCAACGCCAAACGCTTGTAAGCGCTTGGCTGAATCAATCAGCTCAGTGCTTGTGAATGGCGTGACCGCGCCAAGTTGCTGCAGCTCTTTGATAATCTGCCCAGCCTTTTCTGCGCTGCCCGTCAGTACTTGCAAGCTGCGCGTTTGGCTTTCTAGTTCAGCAGTCTTAGCAAAGACAAACCGCGCTGCTTGCAATGCAGCCGCTGCAACTGCAAGTTTGCCAAGTGCTGCACCTAGTCCGCCAACTGCACGCTCTGTTGCTTGCGATTGCGACTGAACCTCACGCAGCTTGCTAACCGCATTGCGGCTGTCGACGTTAATGGCAACGTTGGCGACAACCGACACGACTTACCTACGGCGTTGCTTCAGTCTACGATCCTGCTCTTCGTTTTGCAGTTCAAAATAACTAGACCAAAGCAGCAGCTCTTCTAGCGTTACTTCGCGGTTGAGCCGGACCAGCGTGTAACCCAGCTCTTTCGCAACCCCAAGTTGCAGCAGCAAAAGGTTATCTTTACTTAGCTCCCTTTTGAGTGCTTTTCATATCGGTTTCTGCTTCTTCGGGGTTGGTAATAATCGCCAGCATCATGCCTTGCAGGTCACTATCGAGGACTTCATTCTTCAGCTCGGCAATCTCACCAGCTTGAAATAGCCGCTGGCCGGCATCATCCGTTGCCTTGGTCACCAGCAAGTTGAGCGCAAAGCCGTTGGGGTCATCACCGCCAGGCATTTTCTGCGCACGCTCGCGTTCTGCCATCGTGAGCGCTGTGGCGTAAAACTCAAACGTAGATCCATCGTTGAGTGTTACAACGCGCTTGATTGGCTCAAGATTGGCAGCCTTCTTAAGTCGTGCCAGGGCAGATGATGCCATGAAATAAATGTAGGTGGCCCCAGCATAGGCTAGGGCCGTTTAACTATCAAGCAGAGGTGCTGAAGTCAAAAGTAGGTATGCCAGCCGGACGGAAGGTGATTTCTACCTGCTGAGCATCGTCGGGATTGATGTTGAGGCTAGCGGTCAACAGCACGGCATCCATTGCGATGCTGCGGCTTAGTGCTTCAGTGCCTTGCTTGTCGGTGTACAGCTTGAAGGCACAACCAACTTGCTGGCGCTGCAGCACGTCTTCCACCATGCGGTTCGACAGAGCGCTGTCTTCGTTGGTGACGTAGATGGTTGCAGTGCCGTTGCCATCAGCAAAGCCAGGGATGTAAGCACGGAAAGGTGCGTACTGCCCAGCGGTTTGACCGATGGTGGTCACGTCGATTTCAGCACGGCTAATTTCAAAGCTCCAAGATTGAACTTGGCCGACAGCGGCGTAATCGGCGTAATATACTTCAAATTCGTTAGGTGCGACCGCAGTGCCATCGTCGGTGATGTTGACAGCGGCGCCACCAGACGTAGCGGATACCTGAAGGGCGCCAGAGCTGGCCGTATAGGCAATGACGTAGTAAGTGGTGCCAGCAGAAAGACCAGCGGGCAGAGTGCCTGTACCGGCTTCACCTGTCTGACTGTTAACAAGACGGAATTTGACTGGATCGCCAACCTTGAAATTGAGGTAAGGCTCAACAGTGATGGTTTCAGTGGAAGTATTTACGCCAGACTCACCGAAAGTACCGGTGGTGCCAGCGGGCTTGTAGTAGAGGGCGCCGGACGTACCGGACAGAACAGTGACAGCCATTGTTGTGAACGGTGTTGGCTACAACTAGTCTAGGTAGGCTTCAAAGGTAGCAGTTAGCTGAGTCTGGAAGTAAGGCTCAGGTGCTGCGGGCGTTATTTGAGCCGGTCCTGAGGCTGCGTCAAAGATGATGCTAGAAAACTTGGCGCGGTCAAACAAATCCTTGAGCCGCTCTGCAATGGTGAAATTTGCGGCAGCACCAACGCCAACTGGCGTAAAGACATTTAACACCAGCGTGCCGGTCTGGCGGTTGAATCCAGCCCCACCAGTCGGTAGCAGCGTGGCGTAGTTGTTATCGCCAAAACGGATGAATGCCTGCACCCATGGCGTGTTGTTTGGTGGCGTGAACGGTACGTTTTGATAGCTGACTGGATACACAGGCGCTATCGCCATCTGCGTTGCAATGCGCCCTTCAATCGCAGCGCGAACGTCGTTGTATGTGCTGCTCATGATTCCCTACCGATGCGGTCAGCGTTGACGCGGACAAAGCCTTGGATGTCCTTGGCAATCCCGCGCACCCAGCCTGGCCCGTCGGTTTGAATGCTGCTGCCTTGACCCAAGGGCGCTGTTTCCAGTTTTTCAGCATATGGCAGGTTATTGTGTACGCTGTAAACGTTGCCTAGCTTTTCTTGACTGTAGCCAAGCCGTTCAATAGGAGTAATCGCTGGATAATTACCTTCTGGCTTAACACCGCCGCCTGCGCTGTTTTCGCCTACTTGCCAGCTAACGCGAAAGCGTCCAGATTTGACCGGGCTTAGCTGTTTGACACGACTATCAGTCTCCAACACCGCAACACGCAACAGCTTTTCCATCTGCTGGCTGGCGTAGTCGCCAATATCAGCAACCCGGATGGTGCGTGCCATTATGCCCTCAGGATCAACTCGTAGGTGATTGCGGTATTGTCTTGCTCAATCGTAGTGACGCGG